AAACAGGATACGGCTCTAACGTCAAAAAGCCTGATTTCGAACAACTCACGGGGAACGCCCACTCCAGGTTCCAGTCTACTCTCAACGACTCCAGAGGAGATTCAACAACAGTTGAAAGCCTGGAGAGAACATGGCGAGCGTTTAAAGATTATAGTATAGTAAATCTTCCCGATGGGCACTATGCCCGAGACTATATAAAAAAGAGGAAAATTCCAGAGAAGTTTTGGGATGAAATATTCTTCACTCCGAAATTTCGAGATTTCCTAGATAAAGAGTTCCCCAATCACGGTAAAGACGAGGTCCCAAACGACGATCGTATCGTTCTTTTTTACACTAACGAAAAAGATGAGATCACGAACGTTGCAGGGAGAGCATTGTCTGAATCTAAGATTCGGTATGTGACGGTAAAGGTTACAGATGAGAAGAAACTGTTTGGACTGCATCGCTTGTGCAAGCAAGAACGTGTCTATGTCCTTGAAGGACAGTTTGATTCTTTTTTTGTTTCGAATTCCGTTGCCTCTGGCGATTCTAATTTGGGCGGCGTGGCAGCAATTCTTCCAGAACTAGATACTGTTCTGGTTTATGATAACGAACCACGCAATCGTGACATTGTAAAACAGATTGAGAAATCAATTGACAAAGGTCACAAAGTTTGTTTGTTTCCAGAGTCTGCTATTGGCAAAGATATCAATGAAATGATGCAAAATGGATTGACATCTGAGGCAATAAAAGATATTATAGACAGAAATACTTTTGATGGCTTAAAAGCCAAATTAGTATTTTCCAATTGGAAAAGGTGTTAAGATGGAAGAATTAGGTTTAGAAGCAATCATACACCCAGTCAAAAAAGTTCGCGTGCATTTTCACGCAGGACATTGGTATGTTGAATTTCAACGCAAGCCAAAATATTTTATTGATGGTTGGTGGTGGTTTGATGACAGCAAATTTGCTGACTATGTAGATGCATATGCTCGCGCACAAGCACTCGTTGCGCAGGGCGGCACAAAAGAAATTCGACACAAGACTCTAGTTTTCGAGGTATAAAGTGAAAGTAACTCTCATATCATACAGCAAGCCAGTTCTTGCTGGGTTGGACACACCAACGGACCTTGTTGCTTATTGCGCAAGAGTGTCTAACCCAGCAAACCAATTCAATAACGAAACAGCAGAAAAACTCATCAAGTATTTGATCAAGCATCAGCATTGGTCACCACTTGAGATGGCAAACATGTGTTTGGAAATTGAAACAACACGTGACATTGCTCGTCAGATTCTGCGTCATCGTTCTTTTTCATTTCAAGAATTTTCTCAGCGTTATGCTGATCCAACAAAAGAGTTAGAATTCGTCACACGTGAAGCACGATTACAAGATCCAAAGAATCGTCAGAATTCTATTTCTGAAGGCGTGGACGTCATGCTTCAGTACGAGTGGGATCGTCGCCAGCAAGATCTAATTGAACAAGTAAAGATTCAATACAATTGGGCGATTGACAATGGTATTGCCAAGGAACAGGCTCGTGCATTGCTCCCTGAAGGACTTACCATGTCAAGAATGTATATGAGCGGAACCTTGAGATCATGGATTCACTATATACAACTCCGAAGCGGCAACGGCACTCAGTTAGAACATATGGATATTGCGAAAGAGTGTGCCAAGGTCATCGCTGAGGTTTTCCCTCTATCAACACAATTCATCGCACAAGAATAATAAGGAGCAATCATGTCAACTAGACTTCCAAGCATCTATCAGGATTTCATTCATATCTCTCGCTATGCTCGATTCAACGATGAACTAGGTCGTAGAGAAACATGGGATGAGACTGTAGATCGCTACATTAATTTTTTCAAGGAAAAGACAGAAAATAATTCAAAGGTTCCTTGGGATGAATTGCGCACAGCAATTATCAATTTGGAAGTCATGCCATCAATGCGTTGCTTGATGACTGCTGGTCCTGCTCTAGAAAAAGACCAAGTTGCTGGTTACAATTGCTCTTATGTCGCTATTGATACGCCAAAGTCTTTCGACGAAATCATGTATATCCTTATGTGCGGAACTGGTGTTGGATTCTCTGTTGAATCAAAGTATACAAACAAACTCCCAGAAGTTCCAGAAGAACTACACCCAACAGACACAACCATTGTGTTTGCAGATTCTAAGATTGGTTGGGCTTCAGGTTATCGTGAATTCATTTCGCTTTTGTATTCTGGAAAGATTGCAAAGTGGGATACAAGCAAGATTCGTCCAGCAGGTGAGCGTCTAAAGACCTTTGGTGGTCGCGCTTCAGGTCCAGAGCCACTTGTTGATTTGATCAAATTTACTCTTAACATCTTCAATAAGGCACGTGGTAGGAAACTATCAACGTTGGAATGTCATGACATCGTATGTAAGATTGCTGATATTGTTGTTTGCGGTGGCGTTCGCCGTTCTGCTCTCATTTCTCTTACCGACCTCAACGACGACCACTTGCGTCATGCAAAGTCGGGTGACTGGTGGACACACAATGGGCAACGTGCATTGGCAAACATTTCAGCGGTGTATGACAAGAGAGTAGACATGGACACATTCATGAACGAATGGCATGCTCTATACATGTCACGTTCAGGTGAGCGTGGAATTTTCTCACGCGCTGCTTCACAGGCTGTTGCTGAGAAGAATGGTCGTCGTGATCCAAAGCATGAGTTTGGTACAAACCCATGTTCTGAAATTATCTTGCGTCCATTTGAATTCTGCAATCTTTCTGAGATCGTTGTTCGTGCAAATGATGATGTTGACTCATTGAAGCGCAAGGCTCGTTTGGCAACAATCATTGGTACATTGCAATCAACGCTCACAGACTTTCGTTATATCAATAAGAAGTGGAAGAATAACTGCGATGAAGAGCGTTTGTTGGGTGTTTCTCTCACAGGTATTTGTGACAGCAAACTTCTAAATAAGCCGTCACAAAAACTCGCGGATGCATTGGATGCAATTAGACTTCACTGCGTTGAAACGAATAAGGAATTCGCCGAGGCTCTTGGTATTCCGCAGTCGGCTGCAATCACTTGCGTTAAACCTTCAGGCACTGTTTCTCAATTGGTGGATTCCGCATCAGGCATTCACCCACGTTATGCTCAGTTTTACATTCGCCGTGTAAGAGCAGACATGAAAGATCCACTTGCTCAGTTTATGATTGGCAAGAGATACAAGGCTGAAGAAGATTTTTATAGCAAATCAAATTGGGTATTCTCATTCCCAATGAAGGCACCAAAGAACTCTGTCACTCGCAACGATATGACTGCGATTGAACAGTTGGAACTTTGGAAGATTTATCAGGATCACTGGTGTGAACACAAGCCTTCAATTACAGTATACGTTGGTGATGATGAGTGGATGGAAGTTGGTGCATGGGTTTATAAGAACATCTCGATTCTTTCAGGTGTTTCTTTCCTCCCACGCGACAACGGTTCATATCGTCAAGCACCTTACGAAGAAATTGATGAAGCCAAGTATAACGAACTCCTTGCGCTCCAAAACGTTGATATCAACTGGGTGGAGTTTATGGAAGAAACGGATACAACAACTTCAGCAAAAGAACTTGCATGCTCTGCAGGTGTGTGTGAAATTTAATATTAAGGAGAAAGTTATGAAGAATGTAATTCTTGTTGGTCTAGTTGCTCTTGGTCTAGTTGCTTGTGGTAACGCACCAGAAGCAGAAGTTGCTGCTGATAAGGCTGCAGAAGAAGCTGTTGTTGCTGCTCCTGCTGAAGAAGCACCTGCTGCTGACGCTGTTGTTGCTGAAGAAGCACCAGCAGTAGAAGCTGCTGTTGTTGAAGCACCAGCAGTAGAAGCTGTTGATGCAGTACCAGTTGTTCAGTAATTAAAACTGAAATAACAGAAAGGGGACTTCGGTCCCCTTTTTTATATTAACTTCTTTTGGACTATATAAACCTATGGCATATATAAACGCTAACATACCGCCCATTGAATGTTATGTGCGGACTAACTTTCTTCAGAACAGAACAGAGTTCGATGAAGCGAAAGACTCATATCTTCCAGTCCTTATATTCGGTGTGGCGTCGATACCGCATCGTGCCCCGCTTTTTCATTTCATCATGGAAGACGAAGGGCTTTGGTTTCGCATGCCGATACACGCTTTCTGTCATAAGACTCCTGCGCCGCAAGCGTCGCTATATAATCTAGTTCTGTGGGATTCTTTCAGTTCAT